GCGCACCCTTCAAGCGGCCCTCGCGGATCACGAGCATGCCGGTCTGGGCGTCGGCATCGGACCGGAGCAGGTCCACGTCGATGCCGATGGCGACTCGATCATCGGGGTAGCGCTCGGCGCCGGTGTAGGCCCCGGTGCCCCAGAGCTGCCCGCCGTGGCGGTCCACCGACTCGATCGTGCCGACCAGCAGGGCCGGCTCAGGCAGCGTGAACAGCGGCAGCGGCCACGCCATGCTCCAGGTGATCGAGCCGGGCTCCAGGATCCGCCCGTCCTCGGTCGGCGCAGCCTCGAACGCGATCGGGCCGGCCCAGCGGCGCCCGGTCATGCCCAGGTCCAGGTGCGGCGGTAGCGAAGCTCGCCCAGCGCCTCGGGGTGTGCCTCGATCAGCGCGGCCAGCCCCTTGTTGTCGATCTTGCGCGCCGGGCGGGAGTAGTCCTCGAACCACTCGGGGTGCCGTCGCTGCCACGCCTGGTCCGCGCCGTCGATCTGCTTGCCCGGCTTCCACGTCGCGATCGGCGTGCCGTCCGGCCACGCCAGCTCGCTCGCGTTGCCGGCCCGGGTCTGGAGCAGCGCGACCAGCCCGTCGTACTCGGCCTTGGCGGCGGCCAGCTCGACGTAGAGCTTGCGCGCCCGGCGCACCGCGTCGGCGTCCTCATCGGGCAACAACGCGACCGCGTCGACCGGGTCTCGGTAGAGCTGCTTGGGCAGCTCAGTCGACTTCTCCGACGGCGCCGGGGGGACGTCGGCCACCACGTGGGTGGACCACCAGTGGTCGGCCCGGGTGAACATCGCCCGGATCAGCTCCTCGTCGCGGTCCATCCGCCGGTGCAGCGGCCGGAACCGGGGGCCGAGCGCCACGAAGTGGATGTGCCCTCGTCCGGTGACGGCGAGCTGCCACTGGCCCTGGAACTGGAACCCGGTCGGGACGGTGTCGTTGCCGTCGTCGTCGAACCACTCGTCGAAGCTGGACTGCACCTTGGCCTCGATCAGGCACTTGCCGGCGGGGCAGATCGACAGGGAGTCGACGGTGGCCCCGCCCTGCGGGAACACCCGGGAGCGCATCAGGCCCTGCCGGCGGGTGGCGACCGGGAACGGCGCCTGCCGGTCGGCCCAGAACTTGATGATCTCCCGCTCGAACGCCCGGCCCCGGGCCATCGACTCGTTCTCCAGCTCCTCATCGAGCCGGCCTGTCTTGTCGGCCCACAGACCGAATTCGTCCTTGTAGCCGTGGCCGAACAGCACCGCGACGTCGGAGGCGCCGAGTAGCTTGCGGCGCTCGGCGCGCCACACGTCCAGGTCGACGTCCACGGAGCAGACGAGCGTGCCTCCTGGGCAGGACCAGGGCCGGGCGATGCCGGCCAGATCAGGATGCGTCATTGCGGTCTCCCTTGGGGTGGGGTTGTGCTCCGAGTATGGAGCGGGGGGCAGACAGTTTTGCTGCCCAGTCGGCGTCGAGCCCGGTCAGCGGCCCCGGGTCGCGGCGTAGATGCACAGCGCACCGAAGGCGATGACGCACCAGATGCCGAGCACGCCGAGCATCCAGTGCCAGATCGTCCACCCGCGCGGTGGCGTGGGGTCGGCCTCGGCGGGGTCGTAGCGCCATCGGGTGATCACCAGCCTCTCGGTGCAGGGCCACTCGCCCTCGGGCGTCCAGCCGCAGTGTGGCGGGCTGGGCGGCCCGAACGGGGCAGGTTCGACGCGGGGCGGGTGGACGGGGCAGCCGTACACGGCGTAGTAGCTCACCAGGCCCGGCCCGGGTGCCGGTAGCCGAGCTGGCGCAGTTCGGCGAGGTTGGGCAGGTCGGTGAGGGTGCGGGCCATCCGCTCGTCCAGCTCGGCCTCGACGACGTCCCGGGCGCGGCTCAGCCGGCCCAAGATCTCGGCATCCAACTCGGTCGTCGCGGCGTCCAGCGTCTCGGCGATGCGGGCCGGGAGCTGTTCCTTGGCGCGGCACAGCCACTCGGTGGAGTGCTCGCGGAGCTGGTCAGGATGCGGCCCGGTCAGCGCGGTCAGGGCGATCACGCCGTACTCGCGGTGTCCCATCAGCGTGCCTTTCGTTGGGCGTAGATCCGGTCGAGCCAGCCGGGGTACAGCGCCTCGACCGCGTCGACGAGCGCCACCATGCGCTCCAGGTGGACCTTCGGGTCAGTGTGCCGGCGCGGGTTGCGCAGCGACCGGTAGTTGGCCTCGGACAGGGACGTGATGACGTTGGCAGCGGCCAGCGCCAGCTCCTGCTCGGGCGTGCGGTCAGCCACGGCTGGTCCCGTCGCCGGGCGTCCAGTAGCCGTAGACGCAGCGGGTGCCGTCGCGGCTGGAGTCGTGGGTGTCGTGCAGCACCCCGTCGATCACGGCGGCGACGTGCTTGGACATCTGCACGATGACCCGCCCGGCGGGCAGCTCGCCGTCGCGGACGTGGACAGTGGTGCCGGTGCCGATGCCCATCGTCGGCGTCCAGCGCCAGCCGAGATCGGCCAGCGCAGCGCGGGTGATGTCCTTGTGGATGCCGGTGCGGGCGCCCTCGTTCTTGCGGCGCTCCTTGCGGTCACGGGCGCGGGCGTTCAGGTCGTCGTAGACCTCCCGGTAATCCAGCTCGGCGGCGATGGCGATGGCCCGGGTGACGCAGTCACCGGCGGTGCCCCGGAAGCCGGCAGCAGCGCGGCCACCGTCGTCGTGGACCCACTCGATGCCGGTCATGCCTCGGCTCCGACGTGCACGGCCTTGGCGGCGGCGATGGTGGGCGAGGTCATGCGGACGATGTCGACCTGGGCCTCACCCGGGGCGAGCCGGTTCAGTCCGGCCTCGATCTTGTACCGGGCGGCACTGGCCAGCTCGACGTCGCGGAAGTGGCCGTGGGCCGAGACGATCAGCGTGCCGTCCTCCATGTTCGAGGTCACCACGACCGTCCAGTAGGCGCGGGTCGGGGCCGGCATCACGCACCGTCCTTCGCGGTCGCGCGGCGGGCCGGCAGGCACCACAGCTTCCAGGTGGTGCCGATCACGCCGAGCGGGTCGGTCTCGGGCAGCCGGGTGGTGTTGGGCATCTTGTCGATCTCGCGCCACTCGCGCAGCGCGGTCTCCCGCATGAGCCCGGAGTAGCGGTGCGCGGCGATGATCCGGCCGCCACGCAGCCACACCACCCAGGCCACCGGGCGCGCGGTGAAGTCGGTCTTGGCACCGTCGGAGGCTTGGCCGTCGAACCGGCCGACGAGCACGACGTTGCCGTCGGCGTCGGTGGCGCGGAACACGTCGGCCAGCCGCGACTTCTGGTACGGGGTGTTCATCACAGCCCCCTGCGGGACAGGCCACGGCCGAGCGCGCGGCGGAACGAGCGGAGCAGCAGCCGGGGCAGCAGCGTGCCGCGCTGCGCGGCCTGGTAGTCGCCGATGGTGCGCTGGGTGAGGTACAGGTTGCGGCGGAAGGACTCCAGCCCGGAGCGGCCCGCCATCACAGGGCACCGCTCTGGAGCGCCCGCACGACGGCGCCGAACTCGACGCCGAGCAGCGAGGCGATGGCCTGAGCCCAGCCGATGCGCATGCCCTCCAAGACGCCGCGCTGATGGACGTCGAGGGTGGCCTCGCGGGCAACGGCGCGGTGCCAGCGCGCGGCCAGCAGCTCGTTGGTGGCCAGCAGCCGCGCGGCGTAGTCGGTGCACGGCAGCCCGGCCGGGCGGGGCGTGGTGGTGGCGGTCGGCATTGCGATCTCCCTTGGGTGGGGGTCTGGTCAAGCAAGACAATAGTCTGGGCGGGCAAGTCCAGCAATGCGGGCGTGTGAGCGCGCCGCGAGCCGACTTGACGAGGCGATCTTGGCACCGCCAGTCTGTCTGGGCTCGCCAGACGCGAGAACGGCGCCGGCCCACAAGGGAGCCGGCGCCGTACCGCCCGAGGCCCGAGGTGACCCCACCCAAGGACTCGACCACCGAACCCGGGCAGCCCACCGAGCATAAGGGCTGCCCTCTCGATCGAGAGGACCGAACGATGAAGATCAGAGCCCTGCTCGCGGGCATCGCGCTCGCGACAGGCTTGGCGGCCACAGCCGGCATCGCACATGCCGGCGCATGGACCGCCAGCCTCAACGGTGAAGGCTCCTGCGAGCCCGCGCCGCGCACCGCCACCGACACGTGGGTCGTGACCTGGGGTTACACCAATACCGAGGACAGCCCCGACCACGCGTTCATCACCGGCGAGTCCGACCAGCACTCCGGTGATCAGCAGCTCATCGGCCACGAACTGGCCAGCGGCCAGGGCGGATTCCTCGTCGTCTCGTACCCCGCGAGCGCGGCCAGCGACACCCTGTCGGTGACGTTCACGTGGAAGAACGCGAAGGGCCACGTCGACGACCACAAGACGGTCACCGCGACCGTGCACCAGCCCAAGGGCTGCGACGTCTACGTGCCGCCGACGGTGCCCGAGCCGGGCTGGACGCAGCAGGTCTGCGACGTCGACCACGGCGGCATCGCCACCCCGGCGAGCTACACCACCACGGCGGTGGCCGGGGTGCACTACGACGTCACCGACGACGCCGGGGCGCACTCCAACGTGCCGGCCGGTACGCACACGGTGCCGTTCCTGAATCAGCAGGACACCACCGTCTACGTGCAGGCGTGGGATGACACCCAGGGCGGCCTGATCCACCAGTGGACCCACGTGTTCAGCTACGCCACCTGCCCGAAGCCGGTGACCAGCACGCCGCCACCCCCGCCGTCATCGTCCAGCTCGAACGTGCCCCCGCCAGTGACCAGCTCCAGCCACACGCCGGTGCACAGCCAGCCGAAGTCCACTGCTGCCAAGCATGTCGCCGTCTCGACGTCGAGCGCCCCCGCGCCGGCCCCGAGCACGTCGAGCAGCCCCGCAGCAGCGTTGGCCTCCACCGGCACCAGCTACCCGGCCGGCAAGGCGGCCCTGATCGGGCTCGCAGCCGTCCTGGCCGGTCTCGGCCTGCTCACCGGCGGGTGGTTCATGACCCGCACCCGGCGCAGCCACTAGTCGATCTGGCCTCCCTTGGAAGGGCAGCGGCCCCGCACCGTAATGGGTGCGGGGCCGCTGTCGTTTCCCCAAGGTTGACGCCCGGTCAGGATACCGGCGCCGATCCAGGCGGGCCGCCCCGGCTGCTCGGCCAGCCCAGGCGACCCCGTGCGCCCCACCATCATGCGGGGCCATCGGGCGCTTGTCCGAGACGCGCCAATCGGTAGTCAGGTCGGCGGCGCGGTGGTGATCACCATAGCTTGCCCGTCGGCCGTCGGCGTAGCGGTAATCGTCGCCGACGGCGCCACGTAGATCGGCTTCTGCGGTGAGCCGATCAGCCACCCGAGCTGGGGCCACTTGTGCTCCAGCACCCGCGCGAGCAGCCACCACAGATAGGCCAGCACCAGCCCGAACAGTGCCGAGAGGATCTGCTCGGCACGGGTGGTGTCAATGCCCAGCCCGGACAGCAGAGCCGGCACGACGGGCAGCGACAGCAGCCAGCCGACGATCATCGGGACGCCGGTGCGCAGGGCCGAGGCGATCAGGTTGTTGCGGACGAAGCCGTCGAGCACGGTGGGCCTCCCTCAGTAGGTGAACAGGTGAGCCCAGTCATCGGACCAGACCTGCCCGTACAGCGACGTCGACGCGGCGTAGTGGGCGTGCTGCCAGCGGGCGACCGCGTCGTAGGTGGGCTGCTCGAACAGCCCGTCGGCCCAGCCGTCGGCGGGGTTGCGGATGCCGGGGACGTAGCCGAGGGTGATCAGCCGCTGCTGGATCGCCTTCACGTCCGGCCGTTCGTTGGCGTAGTACCCGCCGTGGCTGACGGCGGGTCCGCTGATCAGCCCGAAGTAGTTGCCCGGCTTCATGTAGGAGGGCCACGCCCGGTGCAGCGTCGCGTGCGGCGGTGGCTTCACCGGCGGTGGCTTCACGATCGGCGCGCCTCCAGCGGCCTCCTGATGCGAGCCCAGCGGCCCGGAGATCAGCACGACGTCCTCGTCGACGCTGCCCAGCTTGGGCCACTGGTTGCCGGTCTGCCAGATGCAGGAGGTCAGCTTGTGCCCGCCCATCTTGGACAGCAGGAACTTCATCGCCGGGGCGAGCTGGCTGGCCGTGGGCTCCCACAAGTCCCAGGTGGTCACGGCCGGCGGGGCGCTGATGCCGAGATCGTGCAGGAGCTGCTTGGCGACCGACCACGACGACGCGCCAGGGATCCAACCGTGCTTCGTGCGCCCGGTCTTGGACAGGGCGACCACCAGCGGCAGCGGCCCGTAGAACCCGTCGGCGTGGTAGTAACCGCCCCAGATGCTGTTGGTCTCGTCGATGTACGCCTCGATGCCGCCGAGCATCGACGACTGGTAGGCGGTGTCGAGGTTCAGCATGATCGTCGAACCCTTGGCCAGCCCGTTGCTGCGCCAGAAGTCCAGCGTCACCGGCGCGTCCTGCTTGGCCGCGCCTGCGCCCTCGACGGTGCGGTTGGCGTACCACTCATCATTGGCGATGAACAGCTCACCGGCCGCGACGATGTCCTTGAGTTCACCAGGCTTGAGCAGCTTGTAGGCGTTCTTGGCGTGGCTGGCGTTCGACGGTGACGTGGCGGCGCCGGCCGAGTAGCGGACCTGGAAGCGGCTCCCGGCCGCGTAGGCGGCGGGCTCGTTGACCGTGGCGGCGCTGTCGATGCCGTGCGTTCCTGCTGCCAGGCTCATGGATGCGGCTCCCCTCGGGCGGTCTGCGTCCGGCCCAGGGTGGCACGCCTTGTCCAAACGATCAGGGTGTCGGCGTCGGCGCCGGTGGCGAGCTGCACACGATGACCGACCCGCCGTCGAGCTGCGGCTGCGGTGTCGGGGTGTAGCCGGCGGGGCAATCGGGTCCGGCCGGCCCGGTCGCGCCGGCCGGCCCCTGTGGTCCTTGTTCCCCGGCTGGGCCTTGCGCACCCGCCGGTCCGGCTGGTCCGGCGCTGCCTTGGGGGCCGGCCGGTCCGGGTGAGCCCTGAGCGCCGTCGTTGCCGTTCGCGCCATTGACGCCGGTGCCGGGCTGCCCGCTCGCGCCTGGCTCGCCGTTGGCGCCCGGGTGCCCCGGCGAACCCTGCGCCCCTGCTGGGCCAGCCGGCCCGGTCGGACCGGGCGGTCCGCTCGGACCCTGCACGCCTGGCGCGCCGGCCGGCCCGGTCACTTCCACCGGCGCGGCAGTCGCGAGCTGCGACGCCTGCTGGCAGGAGATGCCCAGCGAAGCCATCTGCGCGCGGCCGGCACCGGTGCGGCACGCGGTGTTGATCTGCCCGGCGAGGTCGACGCCCTTCGTGGCTAGCGCCCCGTTGCCTGATGCGGCGGCCTCAGCGGTGTGCTTGGACTTGATCAGGTTGGAGTTGTGCTGCTCCTGCGCGATCAGCCAGATGAGCACTGAGAGCAGCAATGCGACGCCGAACCCGGCGTAGGCCCAGCGGCGGCGGCGCCTGGAACGCAGCGCTGCCTGCTGCCCGACGCGGGTCGCGTGCGGGATCACCTGCGTCTGCGTGAACTCAGCCAGCAGGTCGTTCTCCTCCTGGCTCAGGCTCGGCTGGATAGGCGGCTGATCCAGCGGGTCTGGCGGTTGGCGGTGGCTGGTCATGGCGATCTCCTAGCTGACGCAGCAGCAACGCGATCTGCCCGGCCCGCTCGGTGAGCTGGCGTTCCATGAACGTGAGCTGCTGGCGAAGCTCCCCGATCGTCGCACGGGCATCGGCTAGATCGCGGTCGCGTGCATCCAGTTGCCGCTGCGCCGCATCCAGCCGCTCGCCCATCTCGTGGAGCTGCTTGCGCATCGGCGCCACGACGTGGCTGTCCATCCAGGTCAGGATCTCGCGTGACGCCGCGTCGGCTGCGACCTTCTCCGACGGGTCCGGGTCTGACCGGGCCGACCAGCGGCGTCGAGCCCAATCCCCGAGCAGAGCCAGCAGCCCAGCGGCGACGACGCCGAGCACACCCCACAGGCCCGTTGTGGTCACGGCGCTGTCGTCGGCGAGGATCACGGTTAGCTCCGCTCGGCTGGGCGTCTGTGCGGAGCGTAGGTGGTGATGTCCTGATCACCGCAGGTCACCTAGATCCATCCACCGAGCATCTGGATCCGCAGGTAGCACGAATCCGCTGACAGGGCAGTGACCGTGGCGGTGATCACCGCGCAGATATCGAAGAACGTGAACAAGGTCATCACGGTCGAGATCTGGCATCCACCACCGGCGATCGGCTCGGCGTTGGGCGACTCGAACGGGAACATCCCGTCATTGATCTGCCCACCGTCGGACTGGTTGTTGCCGCACAGCAGCGCCCGGAACGACACGGCGGTCGACTGCGCCACCGACAGCGTGATCATGTAGCGCCCGTTGATCGGTGGCGTCCAGAAGTTCAGCAGCGAGTTCCAGCCGCTGTGGGTGTCCTCCACGACCGTCCACGGGATCTCGGCGCCGACGCCGAGCCCGGCGCTGAGCGTGATCGAGCCGGTCTTGACGCCGAGGAACGACGGCCAGTTCTTGCCGTGGCTCTGCACCGGCAGCGCCAGGTTGTTCAGCGGCTCGTCGATGCGTTGGTGCAACTTGACGTCGTTGATCGGTTCGCCGTGCTGCCATTGGGTGCCCTGGAGGAACGGGTTCGGCAGGGCCGGGTTGCCACGGTAGGGGTAGGTCATCACTCACCGACCTGGATGATCTCGAAACGGTGCTTGTCGGTGCCGGCGGTGGTGCCCTCGATGCTGATCGCGGCGGTCACCCGGACCCCGACTGTCTCGCCACCGTTGAACCGGCACGGGAAATATCTGATCCGCGAGGAGCGTCCGATGGTCTGCACGGCGCAGCCGTTGACGTTGCCCGAGGCGAACACCGCTGTCGGGATGCCGGAGATGTAGGCCCGGAAACTGACGGCGGTCGCCAGCGTGACGTGCGCGGTCAGCAGGAACAGCCCGCCACCGGCGGGGATCGTGTACAGCCCGGTCGCCGCGCTCCAGACCCCGCCGAGCGCGTTGACCAGCACAGTGTCGAACTTCACCGTCGCCGATGCCGCGACCGCGACCGCACCGACGGCCCGGTTCGTCGCGCGGAAGCTGGCCATGTTCTGCGTCGGCTGCCCGAGCATGTAGGCGCGGATCGCGTTGAGCTGGTTGTCGGTCTTGGTGTGCAGGTCGGCGGCGGTTTCCAGCACCGAACGTGGGTTGGTCGGGTGCCCGAACTGGTCGGGCAGCGGCACCGCCGGGTAGGTCATCGGTCAGTATCCGATCATCACGATGGTCATGTAGCACACCGCACGGCTGGCGATGTTGCCGGCGGTGGCGAGGGCTCCACGCATCCGCAACGCGAGGGTGTCCCCGGCCTGCATGTTGTCGGTGATGTCGAGGTCTTGCCCGTAGGTGGCGGCGGTGCCCATCGCGCCGGAGAACACGATCGGGTTCTGCGGGCCGCGCAGCGCGGTGATCTCCAAGATGCCGGCCACGGCGCTGGCCTGCGACCAGCCGGCCTGGATGACGTACAGCCCGTTCTTCTGGATGACGTAGCGCTTGTTGACGCTGTCCCAGCCGGGGCCGCCACCGGACCAGGCGTTGGAGGTGTCCTCGACGATCGTGGTGAAGTCGATGTTGGTGTCCAGCGCGGCTGGGCTGACCGCAGCACGGGCGCGGAAGTGGGCGAAGTCCTGCCCCCACAGGCTGATCACATTGCCCATGGCGTTCAGCGGGGTGTCGATCCGGTTGTGCATGTCCGTCTCGTTGACGAACCCGGCCGCCCACTGGTTGGGCAGCGGCACGACGGGATAGGTCATCGCTGCCTCCTCAGATGTAGGTCGTCGAGTCGAGTTCGGAGCGGCCGGCGACGCCGAGTATCCAGCCGCGTGGGCGACCGATCAGGCGGGCGGTGATGTCCTGGGTGAACCCGCCGTCGGGGCTGACGTTGGGATGGATCGCGGTCAGGATGACGTCGTCGAGCATGGTGGCCGGCGGCACGGCCGGCTTGCCGACGGCGGCCAGTTCGCCCTTGTCCTGCACCGTGACCCGGTCCCCGAGCTGGAGCGAGGCGTCGCCGACGATGGTGAAGGTGACGAACTGCGGGCGGGGCACGACGTAGTCGGCCAGCACGTCCTCGCACAGGGTCTGCACGGTGGGCTGGTCTTGGCGCCACTGCGAGTCGGGCAGGTTGATCGCGGGTAGCCCGGCACCGTAGACGGCGGACACGGTGACCGACTGCGCGCCGGCAGCGGCGAGCGCGGCCCCGGCGTTCAGGGGGTAGCCGACCAGCCACAGCGAGGCGGTGCCGGCTGGCATGTCGGTGTACAGCGATGGGCTGACGATGTAGGTGATGTGGTTGGCCGGGTTGGTGATGACGATCTTCACCGTCGTTGCCGAGAGCTGCGTCATCACGCAGTTCAGGGTGTCGGTGTCGGGGCCGGTGCCGTCCGGTTTGGTGTTGCCCCGGTAGGAGTTCAGCGGGCCGACCTGTGCCGTCGGGGCCTGGTTGTTGATCAGGATGCTCGCGCCGGTTGGGACGAACGCGGTGGGGCCGGTGAGCGTCGCGAAGATTGTCAGCGTGCCCCGGGCCGGCACCACGTAGGTCTCGGCGGCCTGCCACACGATCGCCAGCGGCTGGATCGCGTACGGAGTGACCGAGGCGTTGATGGTGCGTCCCCGGTTGGCCTCGATCGTTTCGCTCGCCAGCGCCTTGATCGCGGTCAGCGAGGTCACCACCCGCCCGGGCACGGTTGGCACGTTGCGGCGGTTCTTGAACCGGAAGATCAGGTCTTCGTCGAAGCCGAGCGTGGCCAGCTCGGCGTCGGCGATCTGCTGGAGCAGCCCCCAGGCGTCGGTGACGTCTTGGACGGCGGGGGTGGCGGTCATCAGGTTGAGCGACCCGTCCAGGAACGCGGTCGGGGTGAACACCGTCGGGTTGGGCGACGGGTCGTCGACACTGATCTGCCACGTGTCGATCGGGAAGTTGTAGAACGCTTCGGCCTCGACCTGCTTGCCGTCGCGGACGTAGTTGCCCAGCGCGACAAGGTTGAACGTTGTCGGGCCGGCGCCGTCGAGCCAGATCTGCACCGTGGCCGTGTTGGCGCCCGTCCAGGTGATCACGATGGTGACCTGATGCCAGCCCGGGCCGCCCGCTGTCACCGCCGAACCGGACACCACGGCAGCCGCGTTGTTGCGTTTGATGCTCACCGAGACTGAGAGCTGCGGGCCGGCCGCCGGGACGATGTCGATCTCGATCCGGTCCTGGATCAGCCCGGTGTCGGTCTCATTGATGAACAGGAACGCGCCACTGCCGTTGGGTACCGGGTCCAGGTAGACCCAGCCCTCGAAGCGGACCGAGTGCGCACCGCCGAACGGCACCGGGGAGGTCACCGCCGACACGACGTCGGCCTGGAGCGGCACCGCGCCGGCCCACTTGCCGGGCACCCAGGTCGGCGGGGTGTTGGTCTGGGTCTGCGCGGACGCGGCGAACACGATCGAGGTCGGCGAGGGGAGCTGCACCCACAGCGACCCGTGCCACGTCGCGTAGAACACGGCGCTCGGCCGTGGCTGCGGCGCGGCGTAGATGCCGTTCGCGTTCAGGATGTACTCGATGAACGGCAGCGACGACAGGCCCGGCGCGGCCTGGTAGTAGGTCGTCGCGGACAGCATCAGCGGCAGGACCGGCACGTTGGATAGCAGCGGCCGATAGTCCAGCAGCGACAGGGTCACCACGCCGGAGTCGCGGTCGATCGCGCAGCCATCGACGTAGCCGGTCATGATCGTGTACGTCTCGGGGACGAGCACACCGCGCAGCCACAGGCCCTGCTGGACCACCACGCGGGCACCGGCGATACCCGTCCAGTCGAAGTCGTACAGCGGGCTCGACGGTGACCACGGGTCGAATAGCGCCATCATCGAACCCGTCGGATCCTTCACCGCCCCGCCCAAGGTGAGGGTGGCGCTGCGGGTCGGGTAGCCGGCGATCAGCCTGGTACCACTGGGCGCATCGGTGGTCAGGTCCGCTTGCCCGGTGACGGCCAGGGCCAGCTTCGAGAAGTCGGTGGGCGCACCCACCACCCCGGCGGGCCACACGATCGAGACGACCGTGGCCGGGCGCGTTTCGGACTTGCCGATCGCGGCGGCGTAGGCCGGGGTGACGGTCCTCATTCGGCCTCGACCAGGCTCAGCACGTGCGAGCGGCGTGCGTACATCCGGTCGGAGTTGGCGGCCATCGTGCCGTAGGGCAGCAGCTTCGGCACGCCGAGCCCGAGCACCCACGGCGCGAGCAGCGTTGCGGTCGGCCCGGCGCCGGCCGGGTCCACAACACCGCTGGCCTGCTGGATGTCCGGCGCTGAGACGTAGACGTGCGGCGGCGCGGCGGACAGCGCCTTGAGCGCGAGCCCGTAGGTGACAGCCCCGGCCGGCACCGATGCGGGCACCAGCGGGGCGCCGAAGCGCTGCCACGCGGTGGTGACGGCGGCCGAGGCCACCAGCGACACCGTGCCTAGCGAGGCGCCGTTGATGTCGGTGAAGTAGGCCAGGAGCTGCACGTTGGTGTTAGCGGTGGCCCTTAGCCACGTCGCGGCGGTGAACGGCTCGGCGAGGTTCACCGGCGGCGCCCCAGCTTCGGTGATGTTCGCCGCTGTGGCGTTCATCCACAGGAAGCTGTTCTGGACGGTGGTCCAGTCCTGCACCCCGCACAGCGGGGCCAGCGGCGGTGGGGTGATCGCGGCAGCAGCGAACGCGACAGCGCCACCGGCCGAGACGATGAACCCGGCCGACGTCGCGTCGATCTGGCCCCCGCCGGAGATGTGCGCCGGCAGCAGGTTCCGAAACGCCGGGTCGATCAGGTAGTACGGGCCGGGGCCGAGCATCCCCGCGAAGATCGACGTGACGAGGTCAGCCTGATCCCACGTCCGCTGCGAGAAGTCCAGCTCGTACAGGCGTCGTGTCTTGCCGAGACGCTGCACCGCGTGCGGGCCGCCAACCAGCCCGTGGTCAACCTTGCCCTGGTCGAGGGTGACCTTCACCCCGGCGTCGGGCATCGTCAGCAGCCGCAGGTTGCCGGCCGGGCCGAGGTAGTACTGCTTGAGCTGCGGGCTGCACAGCAGGGGGCTGCTCATGTCCACCGTCCGTTGCGCAGGTTGCGGGTGTTGACCACGGCGGTGAGCTTCTGCCCGTCCACGGACAGCTCGTGGCTGGCCATGATGGCAGCGATCAGCCGGTCGATCTGGTCGTCGGTGAACGTGCCGGCCTCACCGCCGTCGCTGCCCCGGGCCTTGCCCATCGCGGCGGCGAGCAGGTCGACGGTCTTGGGTGAATCCAGCGGCGCGACCAGCTCCTTGCCCGAGGGGTTGTCGCCGAGCACGCCCATCATCTGCCCGTCGACCAGGCCACCGGTGGCCAGGCGGGGGATCAGGGTCTGCCCGCCGATGTGGACGTAGTGGCCGAACGCGCCGATCTTGATGCGGGGCACCGTCAGGGGCAGTCCGAGCAGGTCGTTGATGCCGTTCTTCAACGCCTCGACTAGGCCCCGGGCGAGGTCGGCCGCGCCGGAGGCGACGGACTTGAGCCCGTTCCACAGTCCGGTCATCAGCGACTTGCCGGCGGACAGCATCCGTCCGGCAACGGCGCCGATCTTGCCGGGCAGCGAGGCCACGGCGGACACGATGTTGCCGACCCACCCGAGCACGGCGTGGTAGGTCGACGAGGCCCAGCGGCTGATCGTCGAGCTGACGGCGCTCCAGGCCCGCGACACGAACCCCGAGATCTGGCTCCAGTGCTGCCAGATCAGCAAGGGGATGCCGATGAACGGGGCGAGCACCGCCAGCGCGGCCGGCCCCCACTTCTTGATGAACCCGTACACGGCGTTCCAGGCCCGGGTGACGAAGGTGATGATCTGCGACCAGTGCTGCCAGATCAGCAGCGGGATGCCCAGCACCGGGAAAAAGATCGCGAGGATGGCCGGCCCCCATGTCTTGAGGAAGTCCCACACTCCCTGCAAGATCGCCCGGAACGTGGCCGAGCGCTGGTAGGCGATGACGATGGCGGCGGTCAGCGCCACCAGCGCGACGACGATCAGCACGATCGGGTTGGCCAGCATGACCGCGTTGAGGATGGCCTGGGCGATCGCGACGGTCTTGGTGATCAGCGCGTACGCGGCCCACGCCGCGACCAGCGGCGCCAGCACCATCGCCACCGTCTTGACCGTGCCGGCGTTGTTCTGGAACCACGAGATGACGCCTCGGATGGCGGGCACGACGTCGTTGGTCATGAACCCGACGAGCTTGTTCAGGATCGGCAGCAGCGCCGTGCCGACCTGCTCCTCCAGGTTCGCCCACGCGGCGGACAGCTTCGCGGCCGGAGTCGCGGCGGCGCCGGCCGCGCCACCGAACTCGCGGTTGACCTCAGCCAGCACAACCTTCTGCGCGCCGAGCCGGTCACCCGCGTCGGCCATCGCCTTGATCTGCTTCTTTTGGCCCTCGGTGAAGGTGACCCCGACGCGGGTGAGCGCGGTCAGGCCCTTCACCGGGTCGTTGAGGGCTTTGCCGAGCAGGATCGCGCTGGACTTGCCGTCGGTGTGCATCGCGGCCGACATGTCGAGCACGGCCTTGGTGGTCTGGTCGAAGATGTCGTTGCCCTTGCCGGCCTCGTTCCTGATGTTGGTGAACGTCAAGATCAGGTTCTCAGTCGACTGCACCGCGCTGTCATCCATCGCGGCGTACTCGCCCATGCGCTCGGCGAGGCCCTTGACCTCCTCAGCGCTGACGTTCGCGGCCCCGCCGGTGGACTTGATCACAGCGGCGGTGGTGCGGCCGATGACCTCAGCCTCGCGGGCTTGCTCGACGGACTTGGCGAAGAAATCGGCAACGGCCAGCCCCGCCATCGCCCCGAGGATCTGGCCCCCGAACTCCTTGCCCTTCTCCTTGAACGTCTTGCTGGCCTCCGAGCCACCCTTCTCGCCGAGCGCCTTACCGCCCTTCGTGCCGGCTTTGCCCATCTCCGACTCGACGACCTTGGAAGTGCCCGACAGCGAGCGCTTGAGATCAGCCTCGGTCTGCCCGGCCAGGCCCTTGAGGTCGCTGGTCGTGATCTCGACCCGGGCTCGGGCGACGACGGGGGCGCTCACGGCGCCCAGTGTCTCCGGTGCCGTCCAGCCTCAACGGCCCATCGCGGCGGCCATCTGCGCGACCAGCACGTTCGGATCCCACTCGGGCTCCTCAGCGGCGATGCCGGCCAGCTTGGCGCGGAGTTGCCGCTCGCCGAGCCCGAGCACTTCCACCCACCACGACTGGATCATCTGCGCGCACCGTTCGGCGTCGTCGAGGGGGATCGAGATGGTGTCGGCGTCGCGGTCGTTGACGCGTTCGATGAACCGCTGCGCCCGCAGGTTGGCGTCGGCGGCGTAGCTGTTCTCGAACCCGGTGAGGACGTAGTCGATCGCGATGTCGACTAGCAGCGTCGGCGCTACCGTCCAGAGGTCTTGGCCGGTCGCTTGCGCGTACCGGCCCCGGATCCGGATCCAGTACGGCGCGGCTTCGCGGAAGATGCGGGCCGCGCTCCAGTAGGGCGGTCGAACATCCCCTCCAGCACCGACTTGAACACCGGCATCAGGTCGACCAGGTCGAAACTGTCCTCCGGGTCGGACAGCCGCGCGTCGAGCAGCGCCCGGCCCTGCACCCGTCCGGCCGGGTGGCTCTCGGTGGGCTTGGTGCGCGGCGCGGCCTCGATGTAGCGGAACAGGCCCGACACGCAGCGCAGCAGATCCGCCGACAGTTCCAGGGTGGGCCGGTCGGCTTCGGCGTCGATGAGCTGCACCGCCGTGGTCGCCACGGCCAGCTTGGGCCGGATCATCGTGAACGGCTCACCGTCGATCTTGAAGTGGACCCGGTCGCGGGCCTCGATCTTGCGGCGGCCGGCGGTGGTGAACTCCAGCGGGGTGTCGTCGTAGACCTCGTCGTCGTGCTCGTGCTGTGCGGCAGTCACGGCGTGCTCCTGTCAGATGGTGGCGAACACTTCGACCAGCGCGTTCCGCAGGAACGGGCGGGCCTTGGTGCCTGGGTGGTGGACGCGGCGGGCGAATACCGGCGCGCCCTCGAACTGCCAGCCGGCCAACGCCTTGCGACGCACCGGCAGGATCTCGTGCGGGCGTGAGCCCTCGTGGACGATCAGCGAGTAGCTGGCCGTGTTCTGGAGCACCGCGATGATGCGGGTGCCAGCGTTGGTCAGCACCGGCGGGGCCTGGCTGGAGCGCAGGTTGCCGGTGCGGACGTTGACCAGATCGTTGGACAGGAACAGCTTGGCCCGGGCGTCGACCTTCAACGACACGGTGAGCACGTAGCGGAAGATCGGCCCCGACGGTCCAAGGCCGAGCGCGTACAGCCGCTCCTGGTAGAACTCGATCTGGGTGTGGGCCATCAGCCCGCCGGTGCGCTCGCGGACGCCTCGGGGCTGCCCTCAGCCGGCGCCGGCTCGGTCTCCTCGTGCTCGACGACGATGCCGTTGGCGAGCAGCGTCTCCAGCAGCTCGGTGCGCTCGACGTTCGGGATCACGTCGCCCTTCGCGCCGAGCCCGATGACGTCCTGGTTGACGCGCACGGTGATGGTCTTGCCTGGCATGGCTCCTCCTAGAGCATGACGAACGGTGCCTCGCACACGATCCGGTCGATCAGCATCCCACCCGAGCAGGCGCCGTCGGGGCCGATCGGCGCCCACGGGTCGATGCGGTGCCCGAGCGCGCAGGGCTTGATCAGCGGCGGCAGGTCGTATGCGGCTGCTTTGTACAAAGCGCCTCGGTAGTCGCCGTCGCGGTTGGCGTAGGTGGTCTCCTCAGCGGGGTCGATCGCTGAGCCGTCCGATTCGACGTTGTTGTGGCACCACAGGCAGCCCATCTCGATCGCGAACACCACGGCCGGCAGGTCGAAGTCGATGCGCGGCTCGGTGAACGGGTCGGCCCCGCCGTCGGACGGGTACTGGGTGGCGACGCGGGTCCACAGCAGCCCGTCGCAGCAGTCCTCGATCGGGATGGAGGCACCGGCGATGAACAGCGCGGTCTTGGGTGCGGCGAGCCCGAGCCCGGCGATCGAGGCCAGCGCCGTGTCGAGGAGCTGCGTCGCGAGCTGCTTGCCCAGGTCGGTCATCGTCGTCACGGGCGTCATCATGCCCGGCGCGGTCCAGCAGAACCCGGGCGTGCCCAAGCCCAGTCAGCCGCTCCCAGCCGATCGGGGCCGCCCGTGGGCACCCATACCCCCGAAACGCTCTCCGACGATCCTAGGGCCGCGAGCAGGTCAGGGCGCCGGGATGTTCGACCCCGCGAAGGGCCACGCGTTGCGCGGCGCATCGGGCGACCAGATGCCGGGCTCGCGCACGAGGCTCTGCGGGTTGACCGAGGCCACCCACTGGTCGACCTCCTGCACGCCGGTGGTGCGCGCGGCCATCAGGATGTCCCGGTTGATCGTCACCCCGGCCCGTGTCACCGTCGTCGCGTTGAACGCGATCCGGCACTTGGTGCCCGAGATCTGCTTGCCCAGCTCGCAGGCGAGCACCCCGGCCGCGTACTGGCCGCTGGCCGGCACCGTCACGCCCCGCTCGAACACCACGGCCCAGGTGTTGGGCTGTCCCGACGCGGCGATCAGATCCTGCGTGGCCGGCCATTGCTCGCCGTCCTGGCGGACCAGGAAGTCGCCTTCCAGCCGGTACGCGGCGGGATCCACGACCGCGCCGTCGATCGTGACCGAGTCCACCGACACGGCCGGGCGGGGCAGCTCCAGCACCTTGCGCGCGGTCGGGTCCGGGGAGCGCGGATCGCCGGAGAACGGCCAACCCTGCCCGTAGATCGACTGGAGGAACGGCGGCCAGCCCTCGCAGCACCCGCCGGGCAGCAGGGCCTGCGGCCGGTACGTGGTCGACCGGGTGCCGTAGAAGCGGCCCGAGAGCGCCCACACCCATTCGATGGCCCGGGCCTGAGCATCGGCCCACTGCTCGGGGCTGATGTTCAGGCCACTGGCGTCGCAGTTCGGGGCCATCGGCCACAGCACGGGGCCGGCCGTGATCGTCATGGTCGACCCCCATCTGTGGTGGGCAGCTCCTCGGTCCAGGCGGGCGCCTAGCTCGACAGGTTACGGCGTGATGACGACCGGGCCGCCCGGAGGCGTCGGGGTCGGCGCCGCGATGGGCGTCAGCTCGAAGTGCCGGTGCGCGGCCGGGTCGACGTTGGCGATCAGCCGAGCCGGGGTATTGATCGCGTCGGCGGCGACCGGCTTGTAGTCCGTCGGCCCCTTGAGCCAGTTCGGGTTGCCCAGCGTGAACGCGTGCAGCGTCGCCGTGCACTCCTTGGAGGTGATGTCGTCGAACTCGACCCAGCCCTGGATGAGCAGCGGGTACAGCATGTAGCCGTTGATCGAGCCCCCCGCGACGCAGGCGACACCGGCGGTCGCCGTCCAGATCTCCATGCCGAAGTTCTGGGATAGCGGGACGTTGCCCTTCTCCTCCCAGCCGGCGATGGTGCCCTGCCAGTCCAGGACGGCGGGGCTGCCCGGCGCGGTGAGCATGACGATCGCGGCCGGGTTCACCTTGACCAGGTTCACCTCGATCGTCATGTCCAGCAGCGACTGCGCACCGCGCTGGTAGACCTGCACGACGTCGTTGGCGCCACGGATGTTGATGTCCGTGCCGTTGTCCATGTTCTTCGTCGTCTTGGCGGTGATGAAGCCGTCGGTGACGAACGACGTGCGGGTCGGGGTGCCGATGAACGCGCCGCACTGGTCCAGCAGAGTGAACCGGACGACGCGTCCCCGGATGAGTGTCTGCTCGTTGGCGCCGTAGGCCGCAACCATGAGTGTGTTCCTCTCTAGGGCTGCCCGGCCATTGCGCCAGCGGCGGTTCGGATCTGGACGGTGGAACGGTTACTGCGTCGGCGCGGCTGGGGCCGTGCCCTGGTCGTCGGCTGGAGTCGCCTGCGCCGCGCGGTACTCCCGCAGCCGGGCCTGCAACTCGGCCTTGTTGCCCGAGGTGGGCTGCTCGGCGTCGGCGAGCGCGGCGCGCAGCTCGTCGTTGGTCATGGCCTCGATGTCATCGACCGTGCCGTCGGCGTTGTCGTCGGTGCCGGGCGGGCTGTCGCCCTCACTGACCTCGTCGGTGCCGGTGGGCAGCGCGGCCTCGGCCTTGTCCGCCAGATCGGCCGGCACCCGGAAGTAGCCCTCACCGGAGTACTCGACGTCCTCCGGCTGATCGGCCGCATCCAGCAGCGCCTTCGCCGTCTCGGCCTGCTTGCCGGCCTCGGGGTAGATGTGGACGTACTCGACCTCGGCAGCGGGCTCGGCGTGCGGAGCTGAGCCGGGCTCGTCCAGCTCTACGGGCTCGTCAGCAGCGTGGGCGGCAGTGGTCTCGGTCATGACTCTCTCCTCAAAGAGTGAAGTCGACCAGGGCCGCGCCGATGGCGCAGTCGAAGCCGACGACGTAGGGCTGCTCGGCGAACACGGACACGTCGTTGATGGAGCGGTTCAGCGCCTCGGCCATCGTGAAGGCAGTGACCGGGCCACGTCGGATGGTGAGCTGGCCAGTGGCGTAGATCCAGCCCTGGTTGGCGGCCGGCGCCACGGCGGCCGGGCCGGTGCCGTTGTAGCCCCCGCCGAACACCCAGCGGGTGCCGAGTCCGGTGGTCAGCGCCTCGGGGTTGCCCGGGTCGCGGACCGTGAGATGCGCGCGGCGGGCGAACGCGTTGACGCCGCGCTTGGCGTGGATCACCCCAACGCCGGAGTAATGGTCGGCCAGCCAGTCCTCCAGCGCGCCGACCGCAGCGGTCAAGCTCGTGGGGCCGGCGGACACGATCGGCGTGGCCGCTGCGTTCATCGGCCCCGTGTTGCCCCCGGCACCAGTCCACAGCGCGGACTCAGCGGCGTGCTGACCGGCCAGCTCCAAGATGGTGCGCGCCCTCTCCTGGTACGCACCTTCGTGGTCGTAGCCGACCGAGCCGCACTCCATGCCCGCGTACACCGCGAACGGGTGCGCCTTCGTGGTCGCAGCGCCAGACGGCAGCGCCTTCTGCGGATCGGTGGTCGCGGTGTTGTTCGCCGGTGGCACGGCGGCACTCCCCGCCGAGCCCGTATCCGTGTAGGCCGTCACGGCGCCGAGCGTGGCGACCAGGACGTTCTCCGCACCCGCGACGGTGCCCCGGTAGACCTTCACACCCGTGGTCCCGGCAGGCAGCGGAGCCCAGGTCAGGTTCGCCGACCCGTTGACCGCGATCACCGCAGTGGCCTCGGTTGACCTGGTCGTCTCACCAGCGGCATTGATGCCAGTGATCACCCAGTAAGCGCCGCCACCGACGAAGGTGCCGCCACCAACGACAGCAGCCGCAGCCAGCCCTGACGGGGGAGCCAGGACGCCGGTCGAACAGCGCAGCCCCGCCAGGTAGAAGTTCCCCGCGTAGCAGGCCAGCGGCTCCCACTCGATGCCGAGCTGCCAGTGGACATCCTCGTCGTTGATCGGCTGCGCCGCGCCGAACAGCCCGTAGCGGTACGGCTCGACAACCGGCGGTGCGACGTACAGCAGTGGCTGCGTCATGTCCGTCTCCTCTCCAGGCGTTGTGGCGGGCCAGCGCCGGGCTCACACCTCGGCGCTGGCCCTGCCCGGGCTTACAGGTACGGACCGGCCGCCGTGTAGGCGATCGACGCACTGGTCGTGCCGGTGGCCGGGATCGGCACCGTCACCGCGCGGGCGTCGAAGCCGCGCAGCAGCGTGAGCCGCGCCCGCTCCAGGAACAGCGCGACGTACTGGTTGGTCTTGAGCAGCGTGCTGTCGTAGACCGCGTTCAGCTCGATCACGTCGCTGTTGGCCTGCACGAACGTGCCGGCCGGGTAGACCAGGAACGTCACCGTCGCGGGCCAGGACAGGATCGCCGTGGCCGCGCCGAACCCGCCAGCGACGCCGGTGAAGGCGTCCTGCCAGTCGTACACGAACTGCACGGCGGCGCCCCGGTCGGCGAAGTAGGACACGATCTGCGCGTCGGTGACCGCGCTGGCGTCCTCCACGGCGGTGCGCTTGGCCAGATCCGAACGGATCACGCCCTTGACCCACAGCGGCAGCACGACCTCGACCGGCGCGTTCTCGGCCATGCGGTTCTTGTACCGCACGTCGGTGATCTGGAGCTCCACCGAGCCCAGCAGGTTCTGGCTCGCGCTGCCACCGGCCGCTGGCGCCACGATGGTGACCGCAGTGGACGCGGTGACCATGTCGGCGATCGTCTTGAAGTTCTGGTAGTGCGCGAACGCCTTGAGCGCCTTGCGGGTGAAGTCGGTGTACGCCTCGGGGTAGCCCTTCGCCGACAGGATGTCGCCGGTCAGGTAGATGAAGTCGACGCCCATCCGGTGGTCGGTGAACGCCGGGCATGGGATGTTGACGACCGGCTTGACGGTGCCCGCGATGTTCTGCGCCTCGGTCTGGCTCCCGATGCCCGAGCCGGCACCGCTGGCGCCCCACATGGCGGTGAAGTCCGGCCCTAGGGAGAACCGCACGCCGCCACGGGTGACCGTGATGCCGGGCAGGTTCAGGATGCCGTCCTCGGAGGTGAAGTCGAGCAGGTCGTACAGCGTCTCGGACGGGGCGCACCAACCGGCCGCCGTCAGGTGGTCCTCGCCGGTCTCGGCGGCCAGGCGCTCGTTGCTGATCGCCCAGGCCATCGCCTCGTCGATGTCGGCCGTGTCCGGGCCGGCGCTCGCGCTGGCCACCAGCCGCTCGTCGGCCGTGTCCAGGCGCAGGTCGGAGATCCGCTGCACCGACCGTGCGGCGCCGGCCCGCTTGGGCAGCGAGCTGAATCGCGACTCGGCCGCCTTGCCGAACGAATCCCAGGTCATGTCCGCGCCGGCCGCCACCCCGGCGATCTCGGCGGCGGCCACGAGGTGCGTGGCGCTGCCCAGCTCACCGTTGGTCTTGCGCCGCGCCGGCACCGTTGGCTGGCCGGCGCCGCGAGCCGCTGCCGCAACGGACGAGCGCCGGCCAGCACTGGCCACGAGCACCGGCTCCCCAGCGGGAGCAGCGGCGGCCGGGTCGGTTGCCGTGCCGGCCTGAGCCACGGGCACGCCACCGTCGGGGTCCGCGTCGTCGGCGGCCGGGTCGGCGTCAGCCTCGGGCTCCGGGTCGGGCTCCGGGTCGGGGTCGGTCTGCGCCTTGAGCCGGGCGCGGGTCTCGTCGAGCTGCGCCTTCTGCGCGGTGTCGTCGGCGACGATCGCGTCCTGGCGGCCCTTCATGCCCTCGATCGCGCCGATGTACCAGTTGGCCTTGTCGACGCGCTCGCCCATCGGCCCCTTGGCGTCGTCGGCGAGCAGCGCGTTCGCTGCTTCGGTGGCGGCCTTGATCATCTCCGTCAGCTCGGCGACGGAGGCGTCCTCCGGGGGGACGTAGGCCGTGCCGAGGTCGGCCGGCAGTTCGATCTTGCGCGTCTTGGTTGCCATCGTGGCGCTCCTATCGGCCAGAGACGATCAGGGGGAGTGCCCGGCCATTGCGCCAGCGGCGACGTGCGTTCGAGCTGGGACGCTAGCGCGCCCCGTCCATTCACGCCGCGCGCTTCACGATCCGCAGCAGCGTCCCCTTGCCTCCGGCCGTGCGGCGCGCGGCCTCAGCCTCAGCCTGCGTGGCGAACTCGCGGACCGGTTGGTTGGGTGCGCGGTACTGCCACACGGCGATGAAGCCGTCGGCTGTGCCCCCACAGTTGCAGCCCATCTACGGCCTCGGGGGACGGCGGTACCAGCGGGGCTGGGGCAGGCCCAGCGGCCACGCCTGATGCAGCGACCACGCCGCGAGCCCGAGCAGCAGCCACGTCTCCCACGGCCAGTCGCCGGGCACGCGGTACGCGGCGATGACGAACAGCACGGCAGCAGCTAGCGCGAACATCAGGCCAGCTCCCCAGTCGGCGCCGGCTCACCCGACTCGTTGCGGGCGATCGACGCGTTGGCCCACATCACCGTTTCGTCCAGCGCCGTCAGGGCGAGCGACTTCTCCCGGCTGTCCGGGCAGTGCCGGTCCAGCAGGGTCGCGAACGCGCGGGCGTGCTCGCGGATGTCCTGGTAACGGTTCACCTGGTCGTCGTGGGGCGGGTGATAGGTGAACCGCTTCGCCAGCTCGGCCTGCCCGATCACTGCGCGGCGCTCAGCGAGTGCAGCCGGAGCCGGGCCTTCGCGCGGCGCAGCGCCAGCTCGTCGACCGGGCCGGCGACGACGATGCCCTTGCCTCGGTCCATCGCCTCGACCATCGAGGCCACCAGGGTCTCGAAGTCGCCGCGCGGGATGCGCGCCCCGGAGGGCAGGGCGATGTCGGTGTCCGGCTCGGGCGGGTACACCACCCCGGCCGCAACCAGGGAGATCTGCTCGCCGTTCGCGTCGAGCCCGACGATCGGGGAGATCCGCTTGACCGGGAAGCTGCCCTGGTTGACGGCCAGCGCGGCGACCAGCTTTCGGTTCGGGTCGCGGCCCCGCCAGTCGCCGGAGAGCTGCCCGGCGGTCATCAGCTCGTCGACCTTGTGCGCGTCGATGCCGTGCGCGAGCTGCCCGGCGACCTGGATGCCGTATTCGTCGTAGTAGGCCCGCACCGGCGCGGCGATCGAGCTGGTCGAGTCGTAATGCTCGACCGCACCCCGCACCCCACCGGCGCCGTAGTGGCCCCCGCCGACGGTGATCTTGCCGACCTGGATCGGGCCATCCTCGGTGATGACCTCGCCCAGGTGGAACAGGGTGAAGTCGTCGCCTTCGGGGACGGTGACGCACATCCCGGTCTCGGCGAGCTTTGCCACGTGGCAGGTGTTGAACGCGCCGAGATGGCCCGAGACCTGCCCGGTCTCGCGGTCCACCCGCAGAGCCGTCGGCCCGTCGAGGGGCTGCTTGCGGAAGAACTCGGCCCGGTAGGGCTCGCTGTAGCTCGACGCCAGCAGGGCGTAATCCTCGTCCACGGTCTCGGCGGCGGCCTTGATGGAGTCAGGCACGTCCTCTCCCAAGGTGTTGTACGCGCCGCGCAGCGACGCCTTGGCGGATGCGATCTTGTCCGGCGGTGCGTCAGTCGACCCGATCCGCCCGGCAGCAGCGTGGACCGCGTTGCGGTTCAGCGTGCCATCGGGCTCGCGGATCGGGAGCTTGTGCAGATCCTTGCTGGCCGGATCCTGCCCCGATGCCGGGTCGAGGTGGATGATGCAGGCCCGCTTCCACTGGTCGGGGTTGAACGCCGACTCCGGGAAGTCGCTCCACGGCTTGTCACTGACCGGCTCGTCGGCGAACTGCGCGGCCATCGCGGCGGGCGGCGGCGGGGTCTCGGTGGTGCCCGGCTTGTTCGTCGGCGTCGACGGCGGCGGCACGAGCTGGCTGATCGGCACGGAGATCTTGACCGGGTTGTTGACGTCGTCGTCTGCGTCGTCATCGCCGTCCGGGTTGACCGTGACGTCCACGGCCTGCCCCTCGGAGTCGATCGCGGTGATGATGCCCGTGTCGTCGTCGCCGTCGCCGTCGGTGTCACCGAGCCCAACCGTGTCGCCCACGGTCACCGTCGAGCCGTCCTGCAACAGGATCGAGGTGCCGTCCTCGGACAGCGTCGGCCCTTCCGGGGTGGCCCCGGCGAACTTCTCGGGCATCGGCATCCCGATGTCCATCACGTCGGCCGGCTGCACCTCCGGGGCCGGGTCGTTCGCGATGCGGGCGTTGGCGAACGCCTGCACCGACACGACGGTGGCGCCGCAAAATTCCCACTCCACGGCGACCAGGTCGACGTCACCGTCGCCGTCGTACAGGGCCGGGTCGATCGGGTTGCCGTCGGCGTCGGCGAACCCCACGGCGGTCGGGACGAGGTCCACGGAGATCATTCCCATGCCGGCGTCGACCTGGGCCATCGCCTGCTCGGCGTCGAAGTTCAGCATCGGGTCCATGTAGTCCCCGCTGCCCCACAGGACGTCGCCTCGGTCCTCGACGGCCAGGATGCGCCCGACGATCACCGACCCGTCGTGCTCGTCGTCGGAGGACTTCTGCCACGACAGAGGCAGCGGCAGCGGGCGGATCGTGCCGCCACCGGCCTTGATGCGGCGGTGGTCGCTGGAGGGCACGTCCAGCTCGGCCAGCGGCCCGGACCAGGTCTGCCCGATCGGGGTGAGATCCATCGCGGCCGGCGCGGCGCTGTCGCCGCCGGTCGCGGCGCCGTCGTTGGCCGGCGCGATCACGTCGGCCGGCGGGGCGGGTGGTGCAGCAGGCGTGGTCACGGGTGCCTCCGTTGCGGCGGTCAAGGACTGCTCGGTCAGGTCGATCTGCTCGCCACCCCAGGCCATCACCAGCCGGTCGTAGGTGACGTCCTGCCCGGCGGCCAGCTCGGGGGGCAGTGGCGTCGCGGCGTTGTAGGCCAGCGCGGTGTGCGGGATCCAGATCGGGAACGTCGTCGACGCGAGCCCGCCGATGGCGTCGCTGATGCCCTGATGGGCGGCGGCCAGCTCGGGGGACTGCACGAGCAGCACCGAGCAGGGCTCCCGCTCCGGGTCGGAGGCGTTGAACACGGCGGTGGCGAACGCCTTCGCTGGCACCGGGCCGGTCCACGCGGATGCGAGCGCTTCGGTCAGGCTGGCCTTGACGTCGTCGCTGTAGTCGGTCGCGTCCTTGGCGAGGTAGCCCAGGGTGCAGTGCAGCTCCTCGGCCGGCTCGCCACCGGGCTGCGCGAGCTTGGCGGCGTCGGCGGCGGACAGCATCGCCATGATCGCGACACCCTTCGGGGCGTCCTGCACGTCATCAGCCACGGGGGCAGTGTCGCCCGGGACGTCCAGCGCGAAGCCGTCCAGGAAGTAGATCACCGGCGACGGCGCGCCTGAGCCGGCCGCGACGAGCTGGTCCTCCAGTTCGCTCGCCTGCTCTTGCACGGCGGGCGGCGCATCGGTCGGGATGTCGAAGGTGAGGGTGCACCGGCAGTTGCACACGTTGGCCGCTGAGCCATCGCCCGGGCCGGAGATGTCCTCACCGCCGACCGTGAAGGTGTCGTTGATGCCGACGGTCTGCCCGTTCGCCTCGGCGTGCTCGGGCCGCGTCCGGCCGTCCGGGGTGGCCAGCCACGTCTTAGTGGCAGTGACCTGCGCCGCGTCGGCGAGCGCCGACCAGGACGCCAGCGCGCCCTGGTTGTTCGCCGCGACGGTCTCGGTCCGGGCGATCAGCTCGGCGCGGCCGGCCCAGGACTGGTAGCCGTTGCTGAGCATCTTCTCGACCATGACCTGCGCGTCGTCCACCGACGTGCCCTGCCGGGCGGCGAGCCCGTCCAGCGCGTTGCGGAGCTGCGAGGTGATCGCGTCGGGGATGTGCACCAAGATCTGGCGGCGGTCCTTGATCCACTGCGAGCGCCACGCCTGCACCGCGTTGGCCGTAGTCGGGTCGGCCAGCGCGGCGGCGGTGATCGGGCCGAGCATCGCCGCGTAAGCGGGCATGATCACCCCATCGAGGATGGGATGCCAGCGCTCCGGGTCGGAGATCATCAGGGTGTAGATCCGGTCGGCCTCGCGCTGGGTGAACGGCGCCGGCTGCGGCACGGGGCTGGCGTCGGCGACCAGCCGTGAGATCGGCCCAGCGTTGATGGGCTGTGCGGCCAGGTCGTCTCGGAGCAGCGCCAGGAACTGGCCGATGGCGTCGGTGATCACCGGCTTGAACGCGCGCTCACCCCGGTCGTAGCGGACCGACGCCGACTGGGCGAACGCGGCTTGCCGGCCCGCGTCCAGGCGCATCGGCCACGTCCTACGCATCCCAGAGCTCCACCGGCGGCAGGGTGCCGAGCACGTCGATCAGCCGCGCCGGCCGATGCGATTGGCCCATCATCAGCAGCACCCGCGTGTACTGCTCCAGCAGCGTGGCCCACGCCGTGGTGTCGACGTCGAGGTGGTGCCGCGTGGCGAGCAGCGGGCACAGCCCGAACATGTCCTTCACGATGTGGTCGATCTTCTCGACCGGCACCGGGTTGTCCTCGTAGGCCCGATGCCGGGAGTGCGGGGACACCGCTCGGCGCCGGGCGCGGGCGCCGAACGTGGAGGCCCGCTCCAATGCCTTGAGGACGAGCAGGTCCGAACAGGCCACCAGGACTGGGTCGACGTCGCTCATGGTGCACCGGCCGGGGCGCGGACCTGCTGCTGCGGGGCGACGGCCGGCGGGCGGGCCGGCGGCGCGTTCGACGACGGTGTCGGAGTCGGTTCACTGCCAGCGGGCAGCGCGGCCGGCTCGTAGGCGGGCACCGGCGGCCCGAGCCCACCGGTCGGGGTGAGCGGCTGAATCGAGATACCCGGATACAGCGCGGCGATCGCGGCGGCGACCTCAGCCAGCGTCTGCGGGTTGCCCCGCTTGAGCATGTCGGTGAGCAGCATCCGGGCGCGCTCATCGTTGTCGGCGATGTCGGAGACGGAGAACCCCAGCACCTCCATGTAGGTCCGCTCCCGCAGCAGCCCCGCTGTGTACGCCTTCTCGGCGTTGTCGACGGTGATCTGGTTGGGCAGCAGCCTGTTCAGGTCGAAGTAGATCGCGAACGGGCGGGGGTTGCGGCGCCGCGCGCGCAGGGCCGGGGCGAGGTAGTACGTGGTGAGCGCGGCGGCGACCAGCTCCAGCTTCGGCGCGATGTACTGCTTGGCGAAATCCTCGGTGATCGACCACTGCCCCCAGTGGTTGATGTCACCGGAGCCGGTCAGCTTCTCCGGCGGCAGGTCCATGCCGACCGCGAGGCGCAGCACGCAGGCGTCGCGCAGCGGCTGGATCATCTGGTCCAGGTCGCGGCCGAACTCCATGTGGGTGATCTTGGAGATCAGGTCGCCCTTGACGGTGGACACCAGCGGCACCACGGCGCTCGCGCTATCCGGGTCGCGGATCGGGGTGATCATCGCCTCGGTGATCAGGTCGAGCCAGCCCTGCGCACCGGCGGACTCGGACTTGACCTGCGTGTCGTCGGCGGCCGGCCCGGCGGTCGGCTTCGGTAGCTGGATCTCCTCCGGGATCCACAGGATTCCGGCAGATGCCAGCCGCGACTTGACGGTGGCGCTGACCATGTTGGTGAGCGCGGCCAGCTCCCGCAGCACCGGCAGCAGCGAGCGGGTCGCCGCGTCGGCTTCCCAGCGGCGCTTCGGATGGGGCTCCCAGATCCGGACCAGCAGCTCGTTGTCGGTGTCGATCTCGCGGGGCAGCCCGTTCATCTGCTCCACCACGATCCGCTCCGCGCTGGTCGCCGACACCTCCGTGGTGCCCAGCACCTCCCAGGTGGCCTGGTCCAGGTCGGGGTTGTCGGTGGCCAGCACCCACAGGTCGCCAGCGACGGTGAGGTGCTTGCCGATCATCTTGAGGGCCTGCGACTGCCCGGCGGGGCCGCCGAACAGGTCGCCCATGATGTCGGCGACGTCGGAGTCCTTCGTGGGCTGTGAGCCCGGGTCGCCGGTGATCGGGTCGATGTCCACGGCGATCAGCCGAGCCCGGGACAGCGCCCAGGCCATCAGCCGCACCCCGGCACCGAACTCGGGGCAGTTGTCGTAGTGCAGCCAGCCTTCCTGCTGCCAGTCGGTGGCGCCCCAGCGGATGTTGGAGAACCCGGCGGTGACGCGGACGTTCACCGCGCTGGCCACCAGCGACGTCGTCGACGGTGCCGGGTCGGTGGCGAGGGCCAAGCCCTTACCGGCCCGGCGGGAGTACTTCTTACGCATCGCTGTCCTCCAGCCGTGCCGTGAGCAGTGCCAGCGCACCCGTGACGTATGAGGCGGTCAACGCGACCAGGGGGATCACGACCCACCAGCGCGCCGGCCAGTTGTAGGTGGCGGCGGCCACGCCAGCCCCCAACCAGATCGACACGCACCAGGGGCAGTGCACCAGGTAGGTCAGCCACTGCGGGCCGCGTTCGTGCAGCCACGCCCGGGCCGGGTCGGTGATCGCGTCGCGCGCGACGAGGCGCGTCAGCCTCGCCGTGGCGAGCACGGCGAGTGCGACGAGCAGCCAGGCGGGCACGGCGGCCAGTCTCCCGCGCAACGTCCAGACGTGACGAGGCCCCGAGTGCTCGTGAACACTCGGGGCCTCGAACCCGCGTCCTTCACTGACGATGAGCGACGCGGCCCGAACGATAGCTCAGCCGGCGTCGGCGGGCGCGGCCGGCGGCGTGGCCGGGTCGTCGCGGTCGATCGCTGCCTGGATGTCGCTGACGGCGCCGGTGACCTTGCCCTGGAGCAGGTCTAGGTCGGCCTGGGTGATCGGGTCGCCGTTGTCGAGCTTGGACTTGAGATCGTCCAGCGCGGCCACGACGCCCGTGTCGACGGCGACGAGCGAGTCGATCGCCTGGGAGAGTGCGGTCAGATCGGCCATGATGCGATCCAGCTTCCTTTCGATTCGGATGGGCCACGGCAGCTCCGGCCGCCGAGTCCAGAGTGGGTCCACAGTCCAGGACGCTAGCACCGGGCACTCAGCGCTGCGCGCGGGCGCCGAACGACACGGGCAGCCGCGAGGAGGGCTGGCCCGGGCGCCTACCGCGTCGCTCGCGGGCCGCAGCCGACGCGACCGAGGCGACCCCCGGCCCCTGCTCCCACAGGTAGGTAGCGGCCCACACGAGCGCGTCGAGACGGTCCGGGCTGTCTGGGGTCTCATCGGGCACCCAGGTGGTGAGCTGCGCCTCCAGCACCGGGAACGGGCCGACCATGTGCAGCCGCTTCTGCATCGACAGCGCGGCGACCGGCTCGGCGCGGATCTTCTTGCCCTTCGAGGCGACGACTGGGGCGAGGTTCGGCATCGGCTCGTCGATCTCGCCCTCGGCGCGCATGTTCTGCCAGGTCGACTCGATGACGGTCGGGATCCACTCACCGCCTTGGTTCTTCTCGTAGACCAGCGCCGTGGCGCCGATCTCGTAGTAGAGGCTGATCGCCGCGCGGGCAGCCTGGGTCGGAGTGCCGTTCAGCGACCGGTCATGGGTGACGTAGAACTGCGGGTCGCGGCGATGCCCGGCGTAGCCCATGCCGATGATGCCGTGCTCGTCGTGGCCGATTCCGGCCCCGCCCGAGGGGTCCATCGCCACCACGGAGCGGTGCAGCTCGACGGCGTCCAGCGTCACGACGCGGTCGCGGTCCAGGACCGACTGCTGCCACAGGGCGCCCTCGACGTCCTCCAGCAGCTCACCGCCAAGCTCCTGCCGGCCCAGCGTGGTGCCGATCATCGGGGTGACCACGGCGGCCTTGTAGTCGGCGTCGAGGTTGTGGAGGTTGTCCATCGTCGACCCGCGCGTCATGACGACGTCGGGCCGCTGCGTCAGCCCGGCGAGGTGTGGCTGCTCGGCGACCATGTCGTCGGGCATCTTGAGCAGCGGCACCCGGCGTGGGGTGCAGGTCAGCACCGCCCGTGGGCGGAACGCGCTGTCCCAGTCGCGGCGTGGCGGCAGGCGCATCGCGAAGTTCAGGTTGGAGAACGTGGAGTCCTTCGCGGTGCCCCGGCCGACGTCGGCCCAGTAGGACGGCTCGTCGCCCCACGCGAAGTGGAACTGCGGGCCACGGAGCTGCCTCGGCTTCTCCGAGCTGTAAATCTTGAAGTGGGTGCCGTTGGCCATGAACAGCTCACCCAGCGAGCGGTTCCACGCCGACTCGACGCGGCCCCCGCGCAGCTCAGACTGGCGCAGCACCGACAGCAGCCCCGCCTCACCCTCGACCATCGTGTCGCGGCCATCGCCGAACGTGATCGCCACCAGCGCGATCCGCGCGCCCGGGTAGCGCCGCGCCCACTTCACGATCGACTCGGCGCCGGTGCGGGTCTTACCGAACCCCCGGCCGGCCATGATCAGCCAGAACCGCCAGCCCCCGGCCGGCTCCTGCTGCTCGGGCCGGCTCATCAGCCACCACGGCATCGTCGGCAGCTCGGCTTGCATCTCCACCGGCAGCCGGCGAAGGAACGCGGCCTGCTGCTCCGGCGACTCCTCGGCGAGCCGCTGGAACAGCGACAGGCTCATGCCGGGGCTTCGAGGGAACGCGGCTCCTGCCGCTCACGGAAGTCGGCGACTGCCTGATGCAGGGCAGCCGTGGCGATCTTGAACACCTCGTCCGGGTCGGTGACGTTGGCGACCTGCACGGGTCCGCCGTCGGGGCCGGTGAACTGATGCTGCACCGGCGAGTAGAGCCCGAGGTACTTGGCCCGCTGGTCCATGATCTTGATCATGCGGTCGATCGCGAGCAGATCACCCCGGCGGACCTGCACCCAGATCGCGGTGAGCGCCGCGTCCAGGCGTGACAGCTCACCGGCGATGACCTCCCGGCCCGGCTCCTCGATCAGTGCCCGCAGCACGAACATCACGTCGCGGTAGGCGCTCGCGCGGTCGTAGCCGGCCGGGGTGCCCGGGTAGCGGGTCTTGACCTGCTCGGCGACCCGGTCGAAGGACAGGCCCGAGCGGCGCAGCTCCACGGCCAGCGAGCGGCGCTCCAGCAGCTTCACGTCGGTCGCGGTCGTTTTGATCCGGGTGCGGCGGTTGCCCGGGTTGACCGGCGTCTTGCGGGGCGGCATCAGCGTGCCGCCCGAGCGGCCTCGCGTTCGGCCTTGGCCCGGGCCTGCTGCTCCAGGTACGGCGCGCAGGTCGCGAAGTGGGTGATGTACAGCCGCTCGTACGGTTTGGGCTCCTCCTCTTTGCCGAGCACCCGCCCGGCCAGCCCACCGGAGGCGTTGCGGTACACGGCGACCGTGCCGTCCGGATTCTCGATCACATCCACCGGCATCGTCTTGCCCCGCGAGGTCGCCACCAGCAGGATCTGCCGGCCGCATCCGGGCCGGTTGCAGCGGCGGGCGAACCGCGCGTACTGGCCGGCGCTCATGACTCGTCCCGCTTCCACGCGCCGGCCGAGCGCCGCGCCGCGTGGCGGACGTCCTTGACCTGCAACATCGGCTGCTCGGGCTCACCGGTCATCGCCGCGACGCGGGCGGCGTGCTGGGCGGCCTGGGCGATGATCGTGGTCTCCAGGAGCTGCGCGTAGAGGGTAATGCCTTCCAGCAGCGTCGGGTCCAGGTCGGCCAGTTCAGCAGCCGTGGCCTCCCCGGTGCTGTACATCGTGATGGCGTCGATGGCGTCCTTGCACAGGCGCTCGGCCTGCTCGGGTGTCAGACGTGATGCGGCGGTCACGGCTGGCTCCTCTCATCGGTGGTTGCGGGCCTGGGCCAGTACCGAGGCCACGAGCGAGCGG